TTGCAAGGATAACGCCTCCTGTTTCCTCGTTATCAATAGCATCTGTTTTTAATTTTCTTCCTCTTTCATAATTGAACTTTTTAGTTTCATTTGTTAACTGGATGTCTCCTCCTACATATCCACTATTTCTGTCGAAATCTCCTAGTCCATCCATATCTAATACTGGAACTATAATTTCATTTGCATTTTTACCAGCTTGTACTAAATCTCCATTTATATCGAAATCAGATGTTGTACTTTCTGATGCATATATTTTGTCCAAAAGTTTTGGAGCATTTTCCTTAAATAAAGTAATTGAATTTGGCATATTTATTCTTCCTTTCTATTTCTATTTTTTTGCGTTGTCTTGAATTCCCATTGCTCTTTCCAACATTGCTAGTCCATCATCTTTAGTTGGGTTGGTATGGTCTCCACCAAGTACAACTTCACTTTGCGAATCATTAGTATTTGGCTCTTCGTTAAACAAATAAGAATAATTTTTTCTAACATCCTCTAATTGTTCATCTACACCTGTTACTGAGTATTCGCCCTTTTCATTTTTCTCGTATTTGATTTTTTCCTTGTCTAATTTGCTCATAACAAGGTCAAAATCTTTTGCACCTTTGATACAGCTCTCTAGTGCTTTGTTTTTCTTAAACTCATCAAATGCTTTTGAACCTTCTTCTTTACCTCTGTTGTACTCATCTAGTTTAATTTTGTCTAAATCTAGACTTTCATTTTCTTTTATTTTTGTATTTAATTCATCTATCAAACTTTGTTTTACTGATACTTCATTCTTTGCTGATTCTGTTTTTGCTTTTTCTGCATTTATATCGTTTCCATTTTCGTTTATGATACTATCTATAATACTTTTTCTTGTGCTTTCATCTTCAATCACATTTAATAAATTCTCTAAAAAACTTCTTTTCATATATTTCTCCTCCTACGATTTGTTAACGGGGTTTTTCTTCCCCTTGAATTTAAAATATTTGCTATTTTTAACGTCGTATGCCCAACACTTTAGTTTATTTATGCCAAAACTAAAAAAGGCCTAAAAAAAGAACCTCGTCGACTTAGGCTCTTTTTTATTTGTATTAGCTGGTGTAGGGACACCATTTAACCAACGGTCGCTCTCGGTTGGCACTAATAATTAACTTATTCTACTATTTTCCAATCATCAGCAAGCATATCGGCTTGGCTTGCTAACCAACCCATTTGAACACCTGATGTTCCAACAAATGCAATTGCTTTGTTACCTATACAGCTGTGGTCACAATTTATTACCATACCATCTGCATTTTTGTAACTGATAGCTGTTGCTAATTCTATGTATTGATTTTTTCCATTCCAACCTGCTCTTTGTAGTTTCTTACCTTGTTTTAATAATTTAATTGCATCTCCAAAATCCATTTTTAATCCTCCATTTTTATACATTTATTTTCTAGCTTAACGTAGGCATCAAAGTATAGTTCTTTTTTGTCTCCGTTATATGTGCATTCAAAATACATCTTGTCTGGTAATGATGTAGCAAGTAATGCTTTGTTATTTTGAAGATTTTTTACACTCCATACTACATATATATCAAACTTTGGAATTTCTGCCGATTTGTCTAAATTTTTCATTGTATAATCTCTTACTAATTCCTTACACTTGTCTATAAATTTTTGATTATCCATTGTTTCTCTCCTTTACTTCGTAACTTTGGTCCTTGAATAATCTTTTTCAAGTCCAGTTTCTTTGCACAATGCTGTTAATTTCTTTTGTGCATTTTTAAGTTGTATTTTAGCCTCTGTTGTATCTTGTCCTGTTTGCTCTAGTATCTGTATTGCTCTTTTCTTGTGTCTTATCGTATTTTCACAAGCCCTTTGTTTTTGCTTTGCCTCGTATAATGGAACTGATTCTCCATTCAATTTTACTTTAGCATTCTTAAAATTATTTAATTGCTTATTTGTAAATCTTGGCTGTGATACACCTAATATTATTCCTGTATATGTGTGATGACAGTTGTATTCTTTCCACAAATCTTCAACATCTCCCCAATATCCAACACCGAACTTTTTAGCATCGCTTTTATTTTTGGCGAATTGTTTTCCTTGTTGCTCTGCGTGGCTTGGCCTTGCTCCGTTGTGTGCTGATACCTCATATCCATCACAACCTAACTCATCTTCAATATCTCTATTTATTTCATCTGCAGTTTGTCGTATTCCTGTTAATACATTTCTTCTAACAGCAACTTCAAGCTGTACTTTTCTTCCTGCTTTATCTTTTAATGTAACACCACTATCAGCAAGCTTTTGACAAGTTTTATTTATTGCTGTAGTATAATCAAAAGCTCCAGATATTACTTGTTGATATGCTTCATCTACAGCATTTTTGTATATCTGTTGACTATTAAAAGCTATTGTATTTGTAAAATTTTTTAATGTTCTATCTGTCCTTTTTAATCCTGTATTTAATATACGATATTGTGTAGCAGATAACTTAAATGGTTTATTTCTATACTTGTACAATTCTTTATACGTTTGTATATCTTCCTTTGCCATATCTTTGTAAACATCCATCAGGGCTTGTTTCGTTTCATTATTTAAACTACTACATTTAATCAGAGTTTCGTTAAATATTTCTTGTCCATTGGTTTGTACTAAAATCTTTATTTGATTTTTTGTTGCTTGTGATATATCTCCCATTGATTGAACACGTCTTATTATATCTTCTGTAATATCAATATTTAATTGTGTGTATATATCTACAACATCATTAAATTCAATTAAATCTAAATAATCCGCTTCAAGCATATATTATTCCTCTTTTTCATTTTCTTTTAATTGCTTTTTCTTTGAATTTTTGTTATCTTTTTCATCTTCGTCTTCCTCTTCTTCGATGTCTTCTATATCTTCTCCTGCAACCATTTTCTTTGCTGTTTCTTCGTCCTCTCCAAGGAATTTAACACGATATTCCCAAGGCTGTCTTATACCTTGTGCTATATCCTTTCTGAATTCTTCTTTGGCAGTTTCTGTATCAACAAGAAATCCATCCTGGTCTATAACCTCTATGTCGCAGTCCTCTGTGACTTGTTCATTAAATAATACTCTACCTAATAACAATAAACCTTTGCATATGTTTGCTACAAATCTATTTACATTCTTACGATACTTTTTTGCATTTTTAACAAGATCTTGTCTATCTCCAACATATTGCGTTGCTGTAATAGTTCCGTTCGCATTGAATTGGTAATATTTCATTCCAAGTCCAGCTTTAAATGATAATAAATCTAAACAAAACTGTATTCCTTTTGTATCTTCCTCGACTCTTAAATCTGGATTATATTCTGTAATTACTGGTTCATCTTTAAAATTTGCTTGTTCATCTCCATAAGTAGCCCACTGTTGCCTCATTATATCGTCTGGGTAGACATCTTCTGTAACCTCTTTGTTATCAACAATTTTTGTTTTTTTACCAACAATTTTTTTATTATAGAACATTTTTTTACCACCTAAGAAAAAATCCATCACAAAATTATGATATGTTATATCGCAAGCAAATAACTGGTCTTCTGCATTACCATACATTGAATAACCCATGCCGTTTGTTTTGTAATCTATTTCTAGTGGATTAGCAATAGGTGTCTTACATATTGAAAATAGAGGAATATCACTATTAAAAGAGTAACTTTTCAATATTCCCTTTTTAACAATCTCATTTCCATCTTCATTCAAATATGTATTTTTTATTACATATTTATCTATCTCTAACTTTTCATCCCAAACTTTTTCGTGTCTTTCAATATAGTACTCTTTTTTTCCTTTTACTATATTTTCACTTACAAAAGCAACATCTATTATCTTTCCATGCTCGACTTTTAATGGAACAATTTGACTAGCATATAAATAAATTATGTCTTTTTTAGTTCTTTTTGTTGGAACTATTTTATTGTTCTCTAATTTCACGTGCGTTACTCTAAGAACTGCACCTGCCGTTCCCATCGCTGCTGATTTTTCAACTGCTTCATGCAATTCATCATATAAATTTAATTCTTCTGCTGTCTTTTCAAGGTACTTATTATTCTTTGCTGTCTGAGTCTTATTTTTGGCTATTGATTTAATTTCATCACGCTCTGACAAAACTATACTTGCCCAGTCTTCTGATAATCTTTTTGCCATTCCCATTGTATGCATTGTTCTTTCTTTGCCAGAAGAATCATGGTACTTATGAGCTTTAACCGTATTTTTCCACCAATTTTCCCATTTTTCTATGAAATTGTAGTAATCTGTTGAGACAGTATTATATCCTTTTTGCTGTAAATAATTTAATATTATACTATTATTCATCTTATGCAACCTCTCCTATATAGGCAATTTCTTCGTACCAATTTTCGAACGAATACCAGAAAGAGTCTAATGAGTCAATATCAGATGTTTCTCCATCATCAATCCACCTGTCTTCTTTTGCTGTTTCGTCGAATAAGGCCGTTTGTAATGCCTCTATTATTGTGTCCGTCTGTCCTTCAATGAAGTTTAGACGTAATAAATTCAACAACCTATTTATCAATTCAATTCTGTTTTTGATTTCTATTTTTAAGCTATCTTGTACTATTAAATTGATATTATTATTTTGTAATTCCGCCTCTAGAGAACGATTTAATACTTGCTCTGCACTATCTGCAAAAAGAAAAGACACAGTACCATATTTGTCCTGTATCTCTTTAATAAAGTTTATTATCCATCTAAAGACTTGCTTTGTATTTGTTCCTGTAGCTTTCATCTTATCCGACTTAAGTACCTGAACAACCTTATAATTTCTATCGACTTTTGTTGCACATATACTATGTGCAGACTTATTTCCTCCCCAGTCAATTCCGATAGTAATAAATGAATTGAACTGGACTTCTTTTGTAAGGTATGGAAGATGGTCTTCTGCAATTTGTGGGAATATTAAACCTTCTGCAGCAACCCATAAACCAAGTATATTTCTTTTGAAGAAAACACCTTTGAACATTCTTCTGTATTGCTCTTTTTTCTTTTCTGATAATGTTAGGTTGTCCTCTTGTGTAAAATGTAAATAAAGTATATGTTTTTCTTTTGCTTTATCAACAAATTCTTTTTTGAAATAATGATTTGGGTTACTAGGATTGCAGTTAAACCAGAATTTTGCACCTTCCACACTAAGTCTTGCAAGACCTTGTGTTACAAATGACTCTGGCATCAATACAACTTCGTCGAAAAGTATTCCTGCAAGTGTCATTCCGTTGTATTAGATCCTGTGAACTTTCATCTTTTCCACCAAACAAATAAAAGCTATTAACTTTTCCATTTTTCTTTACAATTATTACATTATCACTACGTTTGTGTTCATATTTGTATTTTAAAGAGCGTAATTGTTTTTTTAATGTATTTATAACATTTCTATTTAAAGAACCTATAGTTTTACCACATATTGCAAAATCACACTCGTCAAAATTATCCATTGCCCACATTATGAAACTTGGAGCCATTGCTATAGTTTTACCGCTTCTAACAGCACCATCTGCTATAATTCCATCATAATCAGCATAAGGACTACCAGGTGTCCACCAACTCATTATTTTAAGTTGCTTTTTTGAGAATGGTTGCCACTTGAATTTTCCCTTATTCTTCTTCATCCCATATATCCTTTGTTATACCTTTTAAAGCATCTATAAATGAATTATCTTCCTCATCGTCCTCATCGTCATTTGGAAGTTTAGCAAAGGTTTCAATGTATCTTCGTTTTGTTTCTTGTACTTTAGTCAATGCCTCTTCTAATCTTTGAATTACATTTATAGTTGGTTCCAATGTGGTATTAGTGGAATTTGTGGGGCTTACAGCTGTACTGCCATAGTGATAACTATTTTTGCTAGAGCTCATACTAGAAACAGACATTTCTTTTGCCTTTTTCTTTTCGTTAATTCGCTCTAATATTCTTTTTTCTCTAATCTCAAGAATTGCAATTTCCTGTTGTATTTTTTTCTTAATGTCAATTTTTTCTTGATTTGTATTGTAAATAACTTTTTCGTTTTCATCGAAAAGACTTTCAATTATTGTTTCGTATGCTCCAGTAACAACAGCATTTTTGTTTTTAGGTGGTGCGCCACCTTTGTTTCCTGTTGCATTTTTGTTTCCTTTTGCGTTTTCAGATTTATTGCGTGTTAGTTTATTTTTTCGTATGAAAACAATCAATTTGTTGTGGGTAATATCATACTTTTTACATAGCTCTTTATATGTTAGTCCTTTTTTATAGTCTTTTTTTAGCTTTTTTTCGTCTTTCTCATTCACTTCATACCACCCACCTCGTTTCTAACTCAATTTCAAAACCTTTTTTATATCTAAATTTCTGTTGTATGTTTTGTTATTTGGTAATGGTAGGTTAAATTCAAAATCTAGAGCTTTTATATATTGCTCATCACTTAATTGTTTTACTTTTTTAGCCTCAATTTGAAATGTAGTACCATATTTATTCCAACATACATTTATCATCTCAAAACCTTTTTCTTGTAGCTCTTTTATCATTTCATCTTTATTATGAAAATGTTGAAAGTACCATTGACCTTCTCTATATGTCGATGTGAAATTATGATCATCTAAAAAAGTTAATCTGTTTTTTATTGCATTTCCATTTTTAGACTCCCATATTTTGCACCCTTCTGTTGTTCTTCCAGAAATAAATAATCTATCATTTGTAAACAGATTCAAGCACGTTATTACACTTTCTTCCGCTTCTAAACTATCTACACTATTGAGAACACTATCACATACAACCACATCAAAATATTGTTTTTTACCTATGTAATTTATTAAATCGTCAATTTGTTTATTGCCTTTACTAATGTTAATGGCCTTACCATTATTGTTGTAAAATTCTAAACCTAGAGCATATTTATATTTCTTTGCAAGTGAGTTTATATAAGCTCCTTTACCACATCCAAAATCAAGAATAGAAATATCCTCTTTTAACTTTTCTAAATAAGGTAAAACTAAATATGTGTATAGAGTGCTTTTATTTTGTTTAATATCTTCTCTCTTTTCTACGCTACGATTTAATTGAGCCAAACCTTGAACATAAGTCTTTCTCTCAATGTCTCCATAATAGTATTTTCCATATTGTAGATTTAAGTAATAAACTACTTTTTCAAACTTGTCCTCTGGCAATATGTAGGAATTTACTTTTAAATTTAACATTTTACAGGCTTTAACATACTCACAACCATAAATAACTTTATTTTTGCATACAACACAGCTTAAAACATTACCATATTTTAGTATTAGTTTGCATATCTCATTTACAATAGTTGCAAAAGCATTTTCGTTTGAAAAGTCAGCATTATCTATCTCGATAAATGTTTCTTTTTCATAATCTTTTAATAGTGTTTGTGAATTATTTAATGTTTTATCAATTCCATTATGTAATTGGTTGAACTTTATTTCATCGCCCAATACAATTTTATCAACATACATAACAGGGATTTTATTTATCCCACATAGCTTTGCTGTTTTTGTTCTTTGATGGCCTGCAATGATAACGTTATTCTTTCTATTAACAAGTACCGGCAATATAAAACCTATTTCATTGAATGATTTTTTTAATTGTTCAATCTGTTGCTGTTCAATTCTTCTAGGGTTATATGGTGCAGGTTTTATAGTATCAATATCAACATATTCAACCATTAAAACCACCTACCAAATAATTCACAAATCCAAAAGAAACACCATTCTCATTGACATATTTATTAAATAAATCAATTATCTTCTTGTATTCTTCTTCGGTCATTACAATTTCTTGCCTATCAATTTTTAATTTGTGTTCAAACCTTGTTGTATCTGCATACCCATTGTCATTTATATCCTCAAAAATATCATCGTTGATAAAATCCTCAATATTAAAATTGTATTCTTTTAAATCTGGAATTGAGTCTAATAGATCCTGTACCTCTGCTTTTAATAATTCGTTATCCCATTCAGCAATTTCACTTGATTTATTATCAATCAGCCTAAACGCATTTATTTTTTCCTCTGATAAACCATCAGCAATAATACAAGGTACTTCATCTATATTATTTATTTCTGCCGCCTTTAGTCTTGTATGGCCAGCCACAACGATATTATCTTTTGTAATCAATATTGGTACTAAAAATCCAAAATCGTTTATTGATTTAGCGACATACTTTGCCGCTTCTTCGTTCTTCCTTGGATTCTTTTCGTACGGAATTAGTTCCGTTCTTTTTTTGTATACTATATTCATTTTCTTCAACATCCTTTCTAAAACAACTATGCTCATATCTGCAATTTTCACATTTTCTTAACATACATCTTGCAATATTCATATTTGCTCGTTTCTTTCTATTCTTGCGAAATTACAACATCTAGCATCTCCACTAGCTGTAATTCTAATATCGCAAGAATCCTCTTTTTGTTTATTTTTGCAGATAGGACATACATATTGTTTATATTTATCAAACATTTCTTTTTGACTAATTCTTTGACCCATATTACCTCCATATACAAAAAGAAGCAGGTCGCTAGATAACCTACTTCTTTATTCTCAATCTATAATATTTATAACAGACGAAATACACAACAACATTCCAACCGTTCATTAACTATCTAGCATCGTCAATTAAACTAGCTTAATTATAACTTAGTTGTTTTTTAAAGAAAAGCCCAAAAAGGGTTGAAAAAGGGTACAAAAAAGGTGCAAAAAAGTGTTATAAGCAAAAAAGAACACCTTGCGGTGCTCTTTTTTATTTATAACTTTAACATCTTGTTTCTTGCATTTCGTATTATTGTTTTTATGGTTTTTGAATCCCTAGTTTGATTGTATAATTCATAATATACTTTATTTCCTATTTCCTCAAACGTACGACCATTAAAATAGTATTCCTCTATAAATTTACGTTCTTTATAGTTAAGTGCATTTAAACGTATTCTCACATCTTCTATATTGTCATCTAACTTTTGTATTTCCATTTTTAAGTCAAAGATTTCATTTTTTAGCTCTTCAATCTCTGTCAGCTTGTTAACAACGGCATTTTCAACTTTATTACTAATTTTGTTTTTACTTCTTATGTCGTTGTTTATTCCTGGAGCAGATGAGATTGGTGCCTCTGGTGCTGCATTCTTTAGCTTATCTAATTGGAATATAAGTTTATTTAATCTACGCTCTTTTAGCTCTTTGCTAGAAATATTTTTTTTATGATTTTTTAATCTACAAATTAGTTCATCTTTTGTCATTCTTAACTTTCCCACCTTTCAAAAAAGTTTTATCGTGTTGTTTCAAAAAAGTTCACTTATAAATAAAATTACTACTTTATTTCTTCCAGTTTGTTTTTCGATGGCTCTCTCCATTTCTTTAATTTCTTTGCCACATCTTGGCTTAAAATTGGTTTCAAACTCATGCGTGTCAAACTCTCCTACGTTATATGTATAACTAACGAAAAACTTATATCTTCTCTTCTTTTTTAATTCTGATACTGCTAAAAGCAATAATACTATGCAACAAATACACATAATAAAATCTGTAGCATTCCATAGTAGTGGTGGTCTTTTTAGCCAGCCAAGGATGGCATCAAATACAGCATATATCATTTGTTTTTCTCCCTTCTGTCAAATATTGAAGTAAGTAATACTCTGCTACATACAGGGCATTTTACACCATAGTGCCAATCATCTGCAGTATATCCCCATATTTCTCTATCACTTTTTTGGTACGTAAATATCGTTTTACAAGTACCGCATTTTTTTCTGTACTTTGGTTTACTTTCTTGATAATTTCCTTTTACGATTATTTCTATCATTTGTGTTCCTCCAATAACTCTTCCAATAACTCTTCCAAAACATCTGCTTTCCAAAACAGTTCATGTTCTATATTTGACCACTCATAGTCTGCAAATTTAGGGTAATTTTTGTCTGTTTTAATTTTGTTTAATTTTTCTCTTATTATGTCTTTAAAATCGGTATTTTCTTTTTCTTGTTTCTTTATTAGATTTAATATACGCATTATTATTTCGCTTATTGCTTGTCCCGAATATGTGTGACCGCTTTTTAAAGTATACTTTACTATATATTCAGGATCCCTATCAGCAGTTTGAAAACTTTGTCCCAAGTCTACTAATACTTTAATAGCTTTTCTTTCTTCTTTAGTCATCTTCTACCTCTCTTTCAAAAATTGTTTTCATTATGTTCTAATTTTATTGTTTTTAGTTCTCCATTCTTATCAATAAATTCTATGTGAACATAGTTAAGCTGTTGAATATTTAATGATTTAATCAAGTCTTCCATTTTATTTTTCCTCTAATAACTTTTTAATATCTATGTAAAACAAGTAACCTTGTTCCAATGGTGTTTTTTTATGTTTGTTTAATATTTTTTCTAAATCTTCTTTGTAAATATAATTATCCTTTACATATTTGTCTGTAAATTTCCAATTTTCAATTTCTTGCTGTAGGTCTTTTACATAGTTAACTAACCTATCAAAATACTTCTTTTCAACTACATTTAACTCTGGTCTATCTGAAAAACCTATGAGATAATTCGTGCAATGGTTTATAATATCATCAATTGTTTCTGTTCCATTTTCAAATCTTTTATGTATTTTTTCTAATTCGTCCAACATAAATAGTTTTGCTAAATTTTCACTTTGATTTTCTTTTAAGTCAAAACTAAATTCTTTATCCATTTAATCACCTCAATCAATTTTAATATCAAATCCCTTTGGATAAACTTTATCCTCGTTAGCATCAAATTTGAATGCAGTAATAAATTTAATACTTGCATTTTCTATATGTGTAAATTTAAGGTTTTGAATCATATTTATAAAATCTTCTTTTTTTAGGTATGTACAGGGTGCTATATTTACATTTTTTGTGCAATCAACTATTTCTTCACTTCTATTATTCATTTTATTAAACCTCCATATTCCAGCAATTCTGTTGAAATTGCTCTTTAGTTAATATTTTCAAGATTGTTAATTCGTCCAGCATAATTCCTGCTCTTGTTCCTAGCATAGGTTTATCTTGTTGTATTTCTTCCCATATGATTATTTGTTCAATTTGAGGTTTGCTATTATTTATTGAGCAAAGAACAACATCACCTTCGCAAATTAAATCTTTTTGTTTCTTGCTATGTATTTTTACAATTTCATTCATAACAATTTCAGTATATTTACAGAATGTATTTGTAGTGTATATGATTAAATCTTTGTATCGTTGTTTTCCTGTAATTCTAAAAATATCTCCATCGTACGTCCTAACATACTCGCCTACTTTAATCTCCATAGCAAAATCCTCCTCTATTGTGCTAATTTGGCTATCTTTATCATCTGTACTGCAAATTCGTCCGTTTTATCCTCTATCCTTTTGAGAATTTTTTTGGATTCTTCACTATCGCCCTTTCCTTCATCTTCGAGTTCTTTAGCTTTTTTCATCAGAGCAATTATTGCTCCTGTTATATTTGCTGATTTTTGAAAAACTCCTTGAAGTTCCTCGTGTTTTTTTATTATCTCTTCAAAATCTCCCATTCTAATCACCAACCTCCAAACACATTTTAATCACTTGTAAGATAAACCAGCCCGCTCCATACATTCCAGCTATCATAATTGATAGTGCAATAATTATCTTTAATATATTTTTCATTTGTTTACACCTACCCTTTTCTTAGAATTATCTAGTGCATATCTATATAAAATGTCTCCTACAATCGACCTTGCTTTTGAAATTTGTATTTTATTGTCTTTTGCATATTTCTTGCAAATTCCATCTAGTGAGTAGCCAAATTTCCATAATTCAATAATATTATTTGGTGTAAGACATTTACCTTCTATTTTTACAACAAATCCGTTGTTTCTTTATGTCCATCTATAACCACCTCACTTTAATTGTCTTGATATTTCTATATTTATTCATAACATCAATTCCAGCTCCAAACTAATTCTATCGTCGTTATCTAGTAGTAAATAATCGGGATCTTTACGAACGTCTTGGATGATTGATGTACTAGGTGGAAAATCGTTGCTTTTATATTTATTTAATAAATAATAATAAATATTATTGTTATTATTATTCTTATTGTTTGTTGTTATTTGATTGTTATTTGTTTGTTGTTCGTTTGTTATTTGATTGTTATTTTGTTTGTTGTTTTTTTCTTCTTTATCTTGGTAAACGCTATATTTTACAATAGATACAAGAGTGTATTTGTTTGTTGCTTTGGTTGTTATTTCATTTGTCTTTTTCAATTTTTCTAGAGCCGTTCTTACTTGTTGTGGTGTTAACTTTAAATCTTTTGACAGATGGTCCAATGATGTTATTAGTTCGCCTTTATTTATAACTTTCCCTTGCCAATGACCCTCTTTGTGGTTTGCTTTTAGTAATAAATGTAAAAATACTCTCATTGTATTTGCATCTGTGTACCATTCCCAGTCAGTAAACTTCCTGTATAAACTTATCCATCCGTTATCACTCATCTTTTGCATTCCTCCCTATATGAGATATTAGGGGAACTTGTCCCCTAATATTTAGCTAAAAAACTCATCTGTGCTAAAATCGTCTGGATCTGTTTCAATTTCATCTGGAATATTATTCTGAAATTCGTTTTTAGCCTCTTTTTTGTCTTTGGCAACATTATTTGTTGTCTTGTTATTTTTGGTGATTGTTTTTTTATTCTCACTTAAATCTGTTGACGTTGTATAATCATCAGAATATATCAACATATCATTTTTTATATTTCCTCTATCGTCAATTTTTTCTACTGCTGTTTCGTCACTATCTATAGCTTGAGCTAACACATAATTAACTTTGCTACTAAATAATGTAAATAATTCTTTTGCCATTTCTTTTACTACTTTTGTTTTTACCATCTTAACTGGCATTGTAGCCCAAGGACTATATTGTGTATTAGCACTCGGAGAAACTTTTTTAATAGTATCAATTTCTGTTTTACTCATAAAAATTGTCTTTTCAAATCCATTTGCAAATTTGATATAACAATATGCCCCTTCTATGTCTTCATAATTGTTACTATCTTTTTTCTTTATATGTTTTAGCTCTTCCTTTACAGGATCAAATGAATACTCATCATCTTTGAAGATAACGTTAGAAGTAAATCTCATTATTTCGGCTGGTTTTATAATATCTATAATTTTAAACCACCCCTCTTTTTTTCTTGTTATTACTGGTTTTCCTTTAAATGGTACTATATCGAAATCTGTTCCCGCTTCTAATCCGACCATAGCTTCTTTCGCAACTCCATAAATCATTTGTAATTTTGCATTTTTATTTAATGACATTAAATCTTCACGATTTACAATATAAAATCCTGCACTATTTTTTATTCTTTCTACTGCAATATTTTTAGGTAATAAAGAGCTGTTTCGTGCTACTAATTTTTCTATAGCAAGCTCCACTCCATTTTGGTCATTTAAAATTATTGCGTCTTCTTCATTCTTAACTAAACTATTATTTACCATACTATTTTTCCTCCCTAACAATATCTATCCTTGTAACTGCGTTTCCGCACTTATATATTTTTATCTTTGTTTTATTTTCTGTTGTATAGTCAATTCTTCCAGATTTTTTATTCATAATATTTTCTAAATTATTAACAATAAAATCTTTGATTTCGTCCATTTTTCCCTCCTAATTCTTTGGTACTGGACCATATTTAATATTATTTGTTATTAAAAACTCTTTTAACTTTTGCATTTGTTCCTGTGTAACAAAAACTCTGAAATCTAATTGTTTTAAATTTTCGTTTTGTGTTTCATTTTGTGTACTATCTGTTATTTTTTGTGTTTCATTTTCTACATTTTGTGTACTATTTGTTACATTTTGTTTATTTTCTGTTTCTTTTTGTTTTAATTCTTCTAATTTCTTGTTTTGGTCTATTATCTTGTTACCTTCCAATATTGATAATGTTAATACATTACTATCATCTATTTTGTTTAGGTAGTATTGTTGTACTTGTTTTTGTATATTTTCATCGTTGAATTGTGTTTTAATAACGTCAAAATCTGTTTTTGTTTTTGTGAAAACGTGTCTAATTTCTGCTTGAATATCGTCCATTTTGTAGGTTTTATTTAACCACTTTGGATTATAGATTTTATCGAAATCAATTAGCCCCTCAAACTCCCCTGTATTTTGAACAAAGAAATCTGTAATCTCTTTTAATTTCTTGTCATCTTCTATCTTTTCTAGCTCTTTAATTTGCTTATCTAGGAAGCTTGATGCGTCATCAACATATTGCTCTAGCTCTTTGCAATCGTTAATGTATTTTGATAAACCAAGTTGCTCTTCGACTTCTTTTGTTTTTGATATTCTTTGTGCCGAAATTGCTTTTTTGAAGTTGTTAAGATTGGCTCTATATGTTTTTGCCTCTTTCAATTTTTCGTCTGTAACAGCCATCCCTTTATACTCTGTCATCTTCTCTATGATTTGCTTTTTTAAATCCTCGAAATTGGTTAATTTCATAGGTAGGATTTGACCTTCTTTAATTTCAATATCACTTGTTAATAGTTCCATAATAATTCCTTCTTTCTTTATATTTTAGGTAATACCAGTGGCGGTCTTTTGTCTTTCAAGACATATTCCGTCCAAAATTCAATTTCCTTTTCTAGTAGAAAATTGATGTCGTCCTCAACATCTTTCCTTTCTATCGTGTATGTTTCTAATGTTTGATGATTTTCGTTATATCTTAGCTCTGCAAATAGTTTTACAAATTCATAACCTGTTACCAATAAATAGTGTAAGACTTGACAATAATAATTATCTGGTATTTTGTCTTTCCACTTTTCTTTCGATGTGGCCTGCATAACATCTGCAGTTTTTATTTCTAAAATTCCATTTCTTCCTGTTGCAATCTCCAATATCTCTCCATCCAAACTCGCAAAAATAAAAGGATATTTAGGATGTCTAATTATTGTATTCTCTTTGTGTGTAACCATATATTGTGGATTCTTGATTTTAAAGCTTTCTCTCAATATAGGCTCCATATCAACTCCATATTTAACGTGTGGATTGTCTGAAATATCTTTTGGTGTTAATCTTCCTGTTTTCTCTTCCCATAATTCGACATTATTTTTATAATGTGTTAATCCTAGGATGGCGGCAGCATCACTGCCACCTATCCCACTTTTTCTTTCCATTAACCATTCTTCTCTACTACTCATCGTCATCATCTCTTTCGTCCATCCAGTCTGGCATATCATCGTAGTAACTTTCATCTTTTGCTCTAGAAAGAGTTGACCAGGCAGAATCATTAAACATTCTATTTTCTATTTCTTCTGGCATTTCTCTTCCTCCCTTTTTGTTATTTCTATGCACTCAACTATTTGTGCTGGTGTTACTTGATATACTTTTGCTAATCTGCAGATATATTCTAATGATGGATTTGCTTTTCCATTTTCAAGTTTTGTCAAATGGTAAAATGAATTAACTTTCATTCCTTTTGCAACTTGCGTTTTTGTCATTTTCTTTTCAGCTCTTAATTGCTTTAATGAAATTTTCATTTTCTTAAATTCATTAAGCTTATTAAGTAAATCTGAAATTGTTTTATTACAATTTGTAATATCAGTACGTAGCTTTGCATTTTCTTCTTTTAAATCTACAATTTCAATTTCCCTTGCATCTAATGCCTCTCTGTATCTGACCTCTCTTACCACATATCCACCGATTTTTTCCTCTAACTCATTTATTCTTCTTTGTTTATTTCCAAACATAAAACTTTCCTCCTTGAATTTCTTTTGATTTTTTGCTAAAATGCAAATATAAAGTATTTTCTTAATACTTTAGTGATTGGGTATGTTTTCCATTTTGCGGTGTTGAAGCATACCCCTTTAAATTTTGTAACTTTCTGTTCATCTTTTTAAATTCGTATAATTTTGCTTGATATATAAATTTTTTTTGTGATTCTGTAAATTTAGGCATTTACCATCCTCCTTTCCAAGATTCTTTCAAATCTTTCGTATTTTTTTGCATTGGTTTTTATTTTGTGTATCTTGTATGTGATCTTCGCAAATGTATATAATGCTCTATGCATTAAAATCGGTAGAATAAATATACACATTGCATATGTTGTTATTGCTACTAATACTTCTTTTATAGCCTCCGTCATCTTTTGTTCACCTCCCTTCATATCTTTACTAAACTTGTAATTGTAGTATTGAATTGCTTTAGTATTGTCTTTAGCTGTGTATTTTCTTCTTTTACTTTGTTGTAATCTTCTATTGAAACAGAGTCGTTATCATAAACTGGTATTTTGTAATATCCTTTTTCTGTTCTTAAACATTTGATTTGTCCTATTCGACACTGTCTTTTTACTTCTTCGACTCCTAAACTTGAACGTCTTGCGTATTCTTCTGCACTTATATATTTTGGTATCATAAATTTCACATCCCTTCTTCTGCACATTTCGTGTTGTTACTGTGCAAAAAAAATATTTACATCAAATTGTGGATATCTATATTTTAATTTTTCCAAAAAATTTCTACTAGGTTTTCTTACACCTGTTTCTACTTTATCATACAAGGACTTCGAAACACCTATACTATCTGCAAACCCTTGTGGGCTTAGTCCTAGCGACTCTCTAAATTTCTTTAGTACATCCATTGAATTCACCTCCAACACATTTTGTGTTTTTATATTATAACACATTTTGTGTTTTGTCAATATAATTTTAAATTTTTTTATATTTTTTTGCACAATTTGTGTTATGGGTTTACATGACACATTTTGTGTGATATACTACCTAATCAAAGGAGGATTTTATGAGAGGAAATAGGTTAAAAATACTACGAGAAGAAAAAGGTCTTAAGCAAGATGAACTTGCAAATTTACTTTCTATTTCTCCAAGTGCTGTAGGAATGTATGAAAGAAATGAACGAGAGCCAAATGATGATTTAACTATAAAATTTGCAGAATTTTTTGGGGTATCAACTGATTATTTACTCGGTAAATCAGAAATACGCAATCCTGAACAAATACCATTAACAGATGAAGATATTAAGTTTATGAAGAGCATAAAAAAATTAGATGAGACTAATAAAATGATTATAAGAAACACAATGGAAGCCTTATTAGATAAACAAGAAAAAAACGAAAAAAAGGAGGACTAATTACAATGAAAATTGGAATGAGAAAACCTAATTTAAAGAAAAAATTAAAAGCTAGGACAACAGGAAGAGCAAAAAGAGCAATAAAAAGCACTATAAATCCCGTATATGGAAAGAAAGGTGTAGGATTTATAAAAAATCCTAAAAGGTCAGTACAAAATAAAATCTATAAGAAAACAACATTTGACCCAATTAAGTTATTAAAAAAATTATTTCACTAAAGATAAAAAGGTGTCTAACACGATACCTTTATTTTTTTTATTTGAAAGGAGGTGAAAACAATTGGCAACGAAATATAACTGCGAGAAAAATGGAAAAAAGTATTATAGAAAGACTATAACAATTGGTCATAAGTCAGATGGAACCGCAATTCGAAAAGAGTTTTATGGTAATGGAGAAAAAGACTGCGATAAAAAAATAGAAGAATTTTTAGAAAAAATGAAATCTGGTCTTAATGTTTCAGCTGAAAAATTAACAGTTGAAGAATGTATGCACTATTGGTTGTTTGAAGTACTTATCAATTCTAAAAATCTAAAATCAAGTACATTTGAAAAACACGAAACTAATTTTAGAAACTACATTAAAGGTAGCCCCATTGCATATGTTCAAATACAAAATGCAGTATCTAATCCATTTCAAATTTATTATAATGAACTTTATAAAAATGGTCTTGATATGTTAGATACAAGAACAAATACTATGAAACACATAGATGTTAGTAGCGAAAAAATCTTTGATTTGAATAAAACTTTACGCTCTTTCTTCACATATTGTATTAAACAAAAATATACAACCGAAAATCCATGCTCCTTAACTAATATTGAAATTCCTGGTAATGCTGACGGATGTGAGGATGATGCAGATGATGAAGAAATGGATATACAAGTATTTAATGATGAAGAAATAAACAAATTAAAAAAAGCCCTTGCTTATAGTTATGGAAACAATAATACTCTTAATGTTGCTATTTTGCTTGATTTAGTAACAGGGTTGCGCTTAGGCGAGCTTTTAGGCCTAAAAAAGAAATTTATAACTAATAACACTATCAAAGTTAGAAATACTCTTAAAAGGGTAAAAATATACGAAAGCGATACTAAATGGCATCGAGAGCTAAGACTTATTAGACCTAAATTTAAATCTTCTATAAGAACAATTAATTTTCCAGAAAATTTTAATTCTATTTTGCAGAAGTATTTTTTGGAACAAGAGCTAAAGTGGAAAAGATGTGGTCTAACTTTTGATGATGAATCTCCTATTTTTACTTCATCAACTTGTAATTTATTAGATCCTAAAAACTTTGCTGATTCATGGAAAAGATTATTACGAAATAATAACATTGATTGTAAGAAGTTTCATAGCATTCGTGATACGTATGCAACAACTTTAATTAGACGTGGTGCGAATATTCACGACATAAAAGACTTGCTTGGCCATAGTTCGATTAAGATAACTGAAAAATACTATATCTTTGTATTACCAGAAGATAAATCAAAAACTGCAAATTTGATTTCAGATATTGTTAATTTCTAAAAAATTATTTCGAGTTTGAAAACCAATGTGGGAAAAATGTGGGAAAACAAAAAAAGAGCTAATCAATATTCTGCCCGAATATCAATCAGCTCTAGGTTAAATGGTAGCGAGAAGTGGATTCGAACCACCGACCTGCCGGGACTAGGAAGGACTTTTTTAGTTCTTCCCAGTCCTTTATAATCACTACTTTTATAATATTTTATACCAAAGTTCTTTTTATATACCTGTACTTATAAAATTCTAATGTGGGAAAAATGTGGGAATTTTATTTATATGCATCTCGACCGTGGCACAGCCCCAGGAGATATAATTTTTTAACCAATCGCATATTTTTCTTCATAATCATTTTTTCTTCATTCGTGAAAGAGCTTTTGTTTTCTTTTACTATTTTCTCGATAAAAGTTTCCATCGTGCTACTCCTTCCGTAAAAATATACACCTGCATTGTAGCACTTTGTTTTTATGATTTTAACTACTTTATACAATAGTTATTTTAAAGAATTTACTACTTCATCAATATAATCTTGCTCTTTGTCTTCCTCGAACAATATTCTTAATTTAGAACTTTCAATATAATTCAAAGCATCTCCATATTGCTCTTTTTTTATCATTGCTTTTATTTTATCAAGTGTGTCTATTACTGATTTATTCTTCATTCACAACACCTCTTTTATGCAATTATACAAGAAATAGTTTCTTTACACAATAGTTATTTTGTAAATAAGTTATATACAACTCACTTACATTTAGCCAAAAAATGTTGTAAAATTGCGGTGTAAATAATTTTGGAGGTGTTCAAATGGTACAAATTGCAATTGATGAACTACTTTCACAAAAGAAAAAAACTAAATATTGGTTTATAAAACAGATGGATGGAAGTTACCAATCTCTATCAAATCTTATTAATAATGAAAGTTCTGGCATAAAATTTGATACCCTTGAAAGAGCTTGTAGCATTTTAAATTGTTCTCCAGGAGATTTAATAAAAATTAAGAAGTGAAGTAAATCTTCACTTCTCTTTTTTACGCTAACATTGTAGTAAATGTATTCTTGCCTACTTCTCCATCAACCTTTAATCCGTTTTTAGATTGATAGTCTTCTGCTGCGGACTTAGTATTTGAACCAAAATCTCCGTCAAATGCAATATCGTATCCGTTACAAATTAACAAGGCTTGTACTATATATGTAATATTTCCTTTTGCACCTTTTTTAATTGTTCTAATTTGTTCTTTTGTTTTTGGTCCGAATATTCCATCAACCTTTAAATTTGCCCCAAATTGAACATTTAATTCTGTTTGTAAAGCTATAACTAGTGCTTCTTTTGTTTTTGGTCCAAATATTCCATCAACAACTAGTCCTGCATTATAATTATTGTTCAAATGCTCCTGGATTTTCTTAATTCTATTTTTCATTGTATTTTCGCTCTGACTTGGTGTTGTCGCTGGTATATCTTGACTTTGCTCTCCTGTTAACCTTGCTTTAAAATCCATCCATCTTTGGAAGTTTCTTACAAATGGTTCAGGACATACCTTATTAGTAACATCATAATGTCTGATTACATTTTTAACAGGAATATTATATTTTTCCATTAAATATTTAACTAATTCTATAGTATTTGCAATCGTCTTTTCTGAAATATCGAGCGTTCCATTATTATTAAAGCAACACATTTCAATACCTATACTATTTGAATTCATACATATACCATTGAAGTGTCCGCCATCTCCGGACTTTAATGGATCACCACAATGCCAAGCACGGTCCGAGTCTTTAACAACTTGTACGATTTCGTTGTCATCAACAAAATAATTTGCACTTGCTCCCCTATATATTTTCTTAAAATATGTTGCATTGTTTCTTGCTGTGGAAACAGCACCAACATAATGTATAACTATATATTTATTAACTTTATTTGACATTTTGGTAAAATTGATATTAGTTAGGTTTTGTATTATTTTCATAATTATTCGCCCTCCTTATCCTCTTTTTTAGTAAAATAGTAGGTAATTATAGCACTTGCTATAGCCATAAACGATTCAACACTTATTACACCTTTAAAAGTTAAAATACAAGTCGTTATAATTACAGCCAAAGATAATATCGTTTTTACTTTTAGTAAATTTGCTAAATTTAGTAATAATTGTTTTATTGCCTCTTGCATATTATCACTTCCTTTCTATATCTTGTTTTATGTCCTTTAGTGTCTGTGTCTGGTTGTCCATGCTTTTCTGTAATAATTCTAAGGACTTAGATGTATTTGCATTAGACACCTTCATTTCTTCTAGGGTCTCTGTTATCTTCTTTTTATTTGCTATCCAATCCCATAAAAATAAGCCAACTATGACGATACTTACGCCATAGTTAGCTATGTTGGAAATTATATTGTCCATTTACCCCACCTCTGTTTCTTCGACAGATTCTGGTTGGTCTTCAACCTCATCAATTACCTCTTCGGCAACTTCTTCTTGCATTTCTTTTTCTTGTTCCTCAGCTAAGTATATAATTAGCTCCTCATAGTCATTAGCATTTATTTTGTTCTTATCTGCTAATTCACTCGCTTTAATTATTGCATAATCTACAGTATATACACCTTTTTTATATAGGTTGATTACTGCATTGTAAAATACTTTACTTAAATCTATCATAATTATTCCTTTCTAGCTATTCTCGATAACCATAGCTTCTAATTTATCTAATTTGGTTGGTAAATCTTGCATGTAGCTTAGTTGCATATTTGGTGCTAAATCACTTGCAGTAATAGTAGCAATATTTGTACCTTTTACTAATTGTAAATGCTCATATATTGCATCTAGTTGAGATATTAAAGTTTCATCTGTTATTTGAGTAATAATTGGTATAGCTAAGATATAATAAATAATTACATCATTATTATCAACAAAAGTTTTAAAGGCACTTACAGAAGACAAATCACTGTCTTTAGGTAAACTAATCATAAATCCACCTGTGTTTAACATTGCAATGCTATTAATTGTTGTTATATTACCTCTATCGCTTTGATTTCTTGTTATCGAAGCAAAATGCGTACAAGCAGTTAAAATTGTATCTTTTTCGTTAAGGGATGGAGTTATTATTGCACTACTTTGACGTGTTAGAATCCTATATACTTCGTTTCTTATTCCCCCGGTGTCTATAAAATCACTTGTTAATTTATATTTGTTAATTCTTTTGCTTTCATACCAATTCCCATTTTCTTTGTAAAAATGATCTTGATAATATCTTATTTTGCAAAGTTCAAGTGAGCCTAAATTAATAGGATAATTTGCGTGATAATATGGAACAAAATTATAGTCTGCCACATTTTCTTTAACTAATTGATATGCAATCCTTGCATTTGAAAATGTTTCGCTTGAACGTGGCCATACGTGAACATAAACAAAACCATCAGTATTGAGTGTAAAAGTTACTGCCCTTCTTTTATTGGTATTTGTTATTCTTTGTGCAGATGTACTGACTGATCCATATACATAGAACAATCCACCATCATTCGTTGTATTAATACTCCCATCTTTTAATTCAAACATCATTGTATATGTTCCCTTTGGAATTAAAAAATGTTTAAAATCACAATTGAATCCGCTCGAGACTTTGCCGTCCAAATAAATGTATTGATTATCAGCAGAATATGTTAAACTGTTTTTTGCTTGTTGCCTTTGAGTTGCATCATAAAAATTTTTTGAATTTACTCCAATTGTATTCTCTCCACTAACCACATGAATAGGTTGAGGATAATCTAAATTAGGAGATGCAATAAATGTTAAATTTGTTCCTGTACCAGTCGACTCAGTTGTTATTTCTGTATCTGCTAAATATAGTTTTAAATCTGTAGTATCAAAAACTAGTATATCCCCCTCTGTTATTGTAGGCATTGTGAAATAATAATCTGTACTATCATAAGTTAAATAGTAATCTCCTGCTTCAGTTCCGTCACATTTGTAAGTCATTTTGGTATTATCTTGTTCCGTATTACCAAATAATTCTAGTTTATTTCTACTATATTTAGCTGCATCATCTACACTTATTTCTGTAGCTTGTTCTGTAGTATTCCAAGGCATATTACTTGCAAGATTTTCGTTTTCTTCTTCTAGTTCGTCAATTATTTCATCATAAGTCTTTTTTCTCGGTATATTGATAATTGTTTCGTCTGATATTTTTTTATCAAATTCTCGAACAATATTTGTTTCCATATTTAATTAAATATATTTATTCTTATGAGTTTTCTAAAACAATTGCTTTTAGTTCGTCTATTTCCTTTTGAAATTTTATTGTGTTTGATTTTTTGTAGGTTAGTTCCATAACAGGTTTCACTCCTTCACATTCAACTGATATGTTATTATATTCATATAGTGTTGTAATTTCTTGAAATTTTTCTAATTGTTCTATAAGTTCTTCATCCTCAATAATGTAATCTGTAGTTCCAACATAAAATACTGTTGCACCTATATCTAGTCCTCCAGTTGAAGAAATATATGGTGTTTTTATTGACTCTCCGTTATATGAATCAATTTTTTGTATCTTATTGGGTATTTTCCATATATTATTCTCTTTAAAAAATCTATCATAGTTTCGATTAATGTTTGCCATAAATATAGATTTGAGATTAATTACTATTTCTCTTTTGAATGGAACTTGATAATTATGTTGTACACCTGTATTTTCTTCTAATTGAACAAACAGTTCTGAATCATATGCCACAGTTGTAAATAATCCTTCAAATAATATGTTTGTTGAATTTATAACATTTGGTGTAGTAAATACAACTGTACCAGTATTTGATGTTGTATTAAGCCAAACCCCAGTTTTAGTTCCATTAAGGTTAATTGTAAACTTTAGTGCAGGACAAAATCCTTTTGAATATATCGTCAATCTATATTTCGTATTTGACTTAAGTTCGAATGGATTTGGTCCTACTCCCATTGAATACCAAGTATTTGAAGTTCTCCCCCTCAAAATATATTTATCTGTATACACCTTCAATATTTCACGATTCCAACCAACGTATTTATAGATATTTCTACTTTTATGTACTACAGAACATACACCCGTTACTGTCTCGATGATTGAATCATTTATAATTGTATTTCCTTTAATCATTAAAGTTCCTTTGTATTCAGCAGCATCATCTACAGTTATTTCTGTACCTTCTACTGTAACATCTTCTAATTCACTTTCAATACAATTTCTTAAAACTTCGTTCTCTTCATTTAACTCCTTTTGTGTTTTTGATTTTTCCTTATTGTAAATATTAGAATCTTCTACTAGCTTGTCTAATTCATTTACTAAGGTTCTTTCACTCATAAGCTCCACCTCCTAAACCAAGGAAGTGGAATAAATATATTATTCCTCCTTCCTTAATTAGTA